CACACGTTCAATGTACTCAATATCATCCATTCTTTTAAGTGTCATACGAATAGCAGAACGTACTTTCGACACGCTAACTGAATACAAATAAAACTCAGGGAAACCTTTAATCTTTACTGCGTAAGGAACGAAACGTACTTGAACATCTTTGTATGGGTCTTCGTCACCCATGTCTGGCAAGTCATTTGATGTGACTTCATTGATATGTGCTTCACGGATAGTTTTAAGTGTCTTCTTTTCTACACTCTCTTTAAACTCCTGATGAACATCATCAACATCAACACCAATATTTTTCTTAATGAAGTTTCTAACTTCTTTCCATTCCATACCTTCTTTTTCTGCAAGCCCTTTGACTGCTCCGACAACAATTGCTCTTACTGTAGGGTTAGATATCCACTTCCAACCAAATTTGATTGCTTCAAGTGCATCTTTTTCTTTGCCAGTGTTCATGTATTTGTTGACAAGTTTAGTCGCTGTCACAACATCACCGAAGCCTTCTTCAAGTTCAACTTCTTCGCCACGAACTTTTGCGGCAAGGTCTGCGTCTGCTTTACCCCATGTACCTTTACCTTTAGTCACAAAAGAATTAACTCTTGCAAACGCCCATTGTTGTGCAGTAGCACCAGGGCGGTGTCCAGTTTTGTATGCCGCCATTCCTCTGTCATAGACTTTCTTCAGAATGCCGTATGAGATTCCAGTCTTCTCTGCTTTATCAACAAGTCCTTTGATTTTTGCTTCATCCAACTCATCAAACAGTTCTGCAACTTCACCGAACATCTGTTGATATTTCTTTGTGTGCTTTGATGGTTTGGTCTTGGCTGAAGCATCACCTGGAGCAGGTCCACTCTTTCCTTTAGCGAAATGAGCGGCACGCTTTTCTTTCGTTGACTTTGACATGTCACCTGCGTAATACTTTTTTGGCTGGGAGCCCTCTCTGTCTTCTATATCTTTATCTTGTGCAACGCCATCAATTACAAGTTTCTGGTCTGGCGTTTTAAAGTCTTTCTTTCGCATGACTGTCTTTGCAACCATGTCGAGTTCGTTATTCTTTGCATCCCATTTCAATACGAATGGCATGTTTACATCAGTTCTAATATCATTAAGAACCGCTTCGGCATCTGGTCCGAGTTTTGCAATCTTCTTGCCATACTTTGCATATGTCTGTTTGAACAGACGAACAAGTTCGGCGTTTGTTATTTGCTTTTTATTTCTTGCATCATTTACTCGGTCTAAAAAGTGTCTTGTAAATTCAACATCAATACCGACTTTAGAAAATAGTTTATCTGCATACTTCTCAATTGCGTTTAGGTGTGCTTTTGTAATCTCACCCTCTTCAGTGACAACAACCTTCCCACGCAACAAGTCGAATGAAAGACTTCTATAATCTTTAAATTCTTCTTCGAATAAATCATTGATATTTGCTGGAGCATATTCTTCATCCAACTCTTCATCAATGTTCCACTCTTCTTCTTTAGTCTTATCTTTGTGCATCTTCCATGCAGTAGCGTACATGACCTTTTCCCAGTCATTGCCATATCTGTCTTTGAATTCTGCTTTTGTTTCAGGTTTCTCCAACCACTTTTCAATCTCAGCATCTGGTGGCGCTTTTTCTGAAATCATTTCTTCTTCGTTTAGCAATGTCTCACCAAACAACAATTCAAACATTTCATTAATTGCGGCAAGTTTCATACCTGTACGAATTTTGTTGAACAGCACACGCTTGTCTGTTGTACCTAGTGTGTCTGGCACTCCAGCAACGAAACCTTTTTGTTTCTTACCGTTTTCGTCTACATAGTCATCAAAGTGACCATCTGCCGCAAGTTTGCGTAGTACAGATGCAGACATCGCATCAGCACTCATACTTTTTGCTTCGTCACTATCTGGGTCTGCACGATTACCAGCAGACTTAATCTTAACACCATCTTCAAACTCGTAGAAACCATGACGACCTTTTACGCCATTATACTTGTTTAGAAGTTTATCGAATTCAGCAACACGGTCGCCACCAACAACCATAGTTACATCCGTGTAACCTTGGTCGTATAGTTTTACGATAACATCAAACGATGTTTTGATTGTCTTATCTGAACTGATAGATTTGGCATAAGTGCGAAACATCTTACGCATGAATTTAACTTTGTCAGCGAATGACAAAGGATTCTTTTTAGGGTCTTGTGACTGTGACGGGTATACTTTTAAATCAGCACCTTGTGCAGTGGCAATTTTAGATGCCGCTTTCAAAAGTTTTTCGTGACCAGTTGTAGGTGGGTTAAATCGACCAAAAGAAAAGACAACACTTTTCTCTTTCGCTTCCCCTAAATTCTTAAATTTTTTCATTTAACTCGTATCCTTTATTGATATTCACTTAGTCCAATTTTTTGCGGCAGTAAAGTTATTGTATGAGAATGTCAGCCTGTCAACCAGTTTTACTGCATTCCCTCCGACTTTATCTACTGCAACAAATCCTTCAGGTTCTGTAACTTCGTAACCATTGTCAGTTCTATTGAACGTTTTCGTTAATTGTTTCACACTCTCTAATTTACGGACAAGCAATATTTTGCCTTCATTAATCAAAGAATAAAATGCAAATGCCGCAACCAAAGTCTTCTGATATTTTTGCGTCAACCTCATATACTCATCACGCATTTGCGCTTTTTGGTCTTTCGCTTTTTGTGTTTTTACTTTTGCGATTTGCTTATCATTAAAGTATGTCTCTATGTATTTAGTATAATCAGCCGCGGCAGATTTGGGATTTACGTTCTTTTGTTGTCTGATTTTACTATTAATAAATGTCTTAATTGAAGCACCAGCAATGCCGCCAGTCATTGTTTCTTGCATCTTCAGAATTTCTTTGAATTCTTTTGAGTTGATACCTCTGAATGCTTTGCCTGCTTTTGATAGAATAACATCAAGTTCAGTTGTCTCTTTTGAGGTCAATGTAGCGTTACCTGATACGTCTTTGTATTCTGCATCCTGATACCACAAACCAGAAACGTTACCGAAACCAGATACATCAATATTAAATGTTGCACTCATATCTTGCAATGTAGGTCCACCAGAATACTTCGTATGAATGATGATACCCATGTTCGACTTACTAATTGTTTTGCCGAGGTCACTATCAACTGGTACAGCATATACAATAGCATTTGGACCAAAGGTAATTAGTTTCTCGCCTTCAATTGTTTCTGTCTTCAAGTCTTTTTTAGTAAACATCAAGTCACCTTGATATACATCGCCACCAAGTTTTAACTTCTGTAGATGGTCAAACGAGACTTTCAATTTGTCAGATAATTCACCAGAAGTGTCTGCATCAATATCTGCATGTGATTTGTATACTTTAGGGTTCTTGTTGAAGATACCTTTCTTTGCAACAAAAAACTTACCATCTTCTGGGTCGATACCAAAGAAGACTGCGGGCGCACCGTCCCACTTTACAGTGACATTGACTTTGCTTTTTGTGTCGCCTCTGAGCATATCACGCAATGAACGTAGGAAGTTAATCGCCGCACGACCACCGTTAATTCCATTGTTGAATAATTCGTCTTCTAAATGCTCAAGGTGCAAGTTCTTACCTGCGGCTTCATCTAACTGTTGATAATTTGAAAAACTTTTCATCGCTTGACTACCTTCACGTTTTTGTTGATACGAGTTTTCTTAACTGCAAGAACACGCAAGCCAGGGATTTTAGAACCCTTGCGAGAACTGTCGTTTCTCATTAAGAAATACACTTCGTAATCACCTTTTAATTCTCTAGGACTAGTAATAATCTTTGTTACGTCTATTATAACACTTTCTGTATCTGCGTCAATCTTATATTTGCCATTAAATGTTTTTTCTAGTACACAACCATTGGGTAAAATATCTGTACCAAATACAACGTTAATTAGTTCTTTTGAATTGGCTTTGACTGCAAGGTTTGGTGTGAGTGTAAATACTGAACGTACTTTTGGGTGAGGTTCGACTTTGACTGTGCCTGCTTTTTGTTCACGCCTGACAATAGTTTCCATGTCTTTACCCCAATAACTGTCTGCGGATTCCCACATCTCAGCCTTGTCTTTCTTCAGTGAAAGAGGAAACTTATTGCCTTCTGCGTCAATAATATTTACATCTGATTTTTTGCGGTCTTTAGTATCGCCACCAACTGCTTCAGCACGAACTGCCATAGGAACAGTAAACTTTTTACCTTTTGCTTGGAATACTAAATTAAGGGGACCGTCAGCAAGAGCGGTGTTAATCATATTGATTAGAGTGTATTCGTTCTGAATACCTGCGCTTGCTTTACCCTGTTTGGATTTCGGTGATGCACCAATAGCAAATGCGCCAATACGAACCATGCCTACAGATGAGGAACCATAGTCTTGGTCGTATACTGCGCCAAATGCTGAAAAGTGTTGTGCTATTTTTTCAAGTAACTCAACACGGTTTTCGTCTGTTAATACGGAAAATCTTTTTGAACTGATTTTTTTGAAATCAGTGTAACCCAACTCTTTTAATGCGAGTTGAAGTTCCTTTATGTCAGCAGGACCATTGATTGTCTGCTCCATAAACTTCGTGAATGTTAATGCCGCCATCTTAGAAATATCCTCAAGTTATTTTCAATTATACATGTATATTTATAAGACAGAAGTTTGGTAGCAAGTTACATTATACCCCTTTCAAGTTGAGTAATCTCATCTTTTAAGCGTAATTTTTCTTGCTTAAATTTACTGATAATCAAATCATTCTACACACTCTGCCTCAAGAACTTCAATCTTTTCTGACAGTTCGGAATGCTTTTTGCATAGACTTTTGATATGACGTTGTGTTTTTTCAATATTCATTATACGTCCTTTTTGATAAAAAAAAGGGGGCGAGCGACCAAACTCACCCCCTCTAGGCATTCGCTTTCCTTAAAGGTAGAGAGGACCCGTCCAGCGAATTTCGTAAGCGCCAAAGATATTGCCTCGTGCTTTGTTACGAGCGGGAGCGTTGTAACCAGCGGCTTTTAAGATATCTCCGTACTTAAATTTCTTGTCGTTTTCAGTGTTCACAATGAAACCCCAAACACTATTCTCTTTGATGATTTTGATATACTTCTGACCAGGGCGAACTTCGATATTATCATAGAATTTTTCCATCTGTTCAGCAAAGTAACCACTCAATTCTTTCTGACCACCACGGGTCGCAAAGTCTTCATAGTCAACTTTAATCATTTCAATCAAAGTATTTACTGCTTTTGTCATTTGTTCATTCATAATATATCTCTCTTTTCTCAACGTTATACAAGTATTATAGCAAAAGAATATGGTGCAGTCAAGGGTTAATTTGGTTTATTTTGGTAAAAAACCTAAATTTCTTGGAAGCACATTAGAGCAAGTTCACGCTCAGTTCGGAATGCTTCTTTTTCCCAAGGCAGGTCATCGTAAGAAGTGCTATCAGCGACACGGGACTTCTTCCACATCATCTGACCGTGCCTATCACGGCGCATCTCACGCTTTGCGTACTGCTTAACATGAACCATCTCATGGCAGACAGTGCTAACCAAATCATAAAGACCCATGCCTTTTCTGATTTCAAGCGAGAATTCACGATTGTTGTCTTCTTCCATACAATAACCATATGCATCAATCTTTGCTAGTGATACTTCAATATATAGGGTTTTCATACGAGGCATCATGTGGTTGATACACCACCCGACTACCTTCTCAACAATCTCACGTTCTGACTTCTTGCCACCACTAACTGATACAATGTTCATACAAGAACCTCTTATTGAAACAACTTAGACATGTTTTCGAAGACAACGTTATAAGCATTTACTTCATACTCATAATATTCAAAGAAATCGTCATCATCTTCAAAACGGGGTGAACCAGAGCAATGCTCTTCCCAACAACGGTCCATCGCTTGAAGACCTTCAAGCAAGTCACCTCGCCCGTGGTTCTTCATAGCAATAACACCATCATCAAAAGACACTGCATTTTCATAGAAATTTGGGATACGAAACATAGATATTCCTCTCTCTTCATCAATTTATACATACATTGTACGATAAGATTGATGGATTGTCAAGGATTATTTTGGTCTGTAAGTTGTTGATTTATAAGGGAATGCCAAAATAGTTGAAATTATTTTGGTAATATGGTGTCATTTAGACAAAAAAAAGGGGCGTTGCCCCTTGGAAGAGCAACACCCCTAGGTGTCTATCGAATGCGGAGAGAAACCCCCACTCACGGTTACATGCACCGCCCTTGTCCGCTTTCCTTTACTTGGATTTGATTTGTACAATAAATGCTTCTCCAACACTTCCTACGCTGATTATTCTGTACCTCAGCAATTCTTTTGACACCTTATACTCTCGCCCACACATAATCATTAATACTATTTATAAGGCATTACACCATACAAACGTGACTTTTAATCAAAAAATTCTCTTTATCTTTGAGATTTGTGATTGCATATGGGTATGTCCATACAGATGGGAATACAATCAATCGACCTGCTTTTGCGCTAACTGTATTCTGCACATCAAAGAAACCAACTTCAAACTCTTCATCAGTTGTAAGAAACCAGATGAATGTCAGATATCGTTTTACTTGTGCAAGATTGCTTGTATCAACCCCAATGTCTTTATAGTCATTATCATCACGGAACTGATACACATAGAAATCTTCTAAAACAGATTGCTCTGGAAACTGTGCCTGATGAGGTGAAACTGATTTCGCATACACTGGCATTGTTGCTTCAACAATCTTTCTTTGTGTGTTCGAAACCTTATCCCATGCTTCTGACTTCTCAATATTGCATGAAACAAAATGCTCACCTGCGTCTTTGCGAACAATATGATTATCACCATCTTCTCTGAATAGTTTCAAAATCTTGTCGCAATATGACTGAGGAAGTGCATCATCAAAAACTTTGATGTACTTAGTCAGTCTGAAATCAGGTTTGACTTCTTCTTCTTCTACTGTATCTGCCAAATCACTGTCTGGAAGTTGAAACTTCTCTTCTGGTGATTGTGCATCTTCAAGAGGCATTTCTAATGAAATTGCACTACTCTTTGCATTACCTTTACTCAATGTTCTCTCCTGCACTCATAAATGTTGGCGTTCTACCTTGAAAGCCACCACCATTCTTTTGATTATTTACTAACTTCTCTGCTTCCCAGAGACTTAGACCCTTTGCGATAAGTAGGTTACTATCAACCTCTAAGACACCATAAGTGCCATTGTTCATTTTAATTACATCATACATTAATTCCATCGAACCTCCTATCTTTCTTTTTAGGGCGTAAAGACAACTCTTCATTCATCTGTTGACCAAATGCACCATTATCAAATGCTGGTTTGTCTTGTTGCTGTCTGCCAGTATCAGTCAATCCATCTTGTGCATCTTGCTCACAATCATATAGACGCATCTTGCTTCTATCGACACCAACAACAAATCTCTTATGCAACCCTGGGTCACCATAACGATTTTTCAGTTGCTTAATCATAATCTGACCAAGTTCTTCAAGTTCTTCTGTGCTAATCAAAGCAAACATAAAGTCTGCGGTTGCTGGTAGACCAAAGGATTCTGAAGTATCTTCAAGACCAACATCAGAGTTACTAAAACCAGAACGTGTTGTCTGAGTAGCAGAAACAATAGGTACACCAAACTCAACAGCAAGACCACGAAGTTCTTCTGCAATAGATTTAATCATCGTATATGAGTTTGCATTCGCACCTGCTTTGATACGAAATGATGCACAGATATTCAGATAGTCAATGTAGATAATGTCTGGACGAAAGTTCTTTTTCAAGTTCAGTTCGTTCAACAAGTGACGGAAGTGACCAGCATGGGCAGATGCAGTTGGAAACTCTTTTACAATCAGTTTACCTTGCGTCTTTTTCACCAAACGATTAATCTTCTTGTCATACATGTCTTTTGATAGAACACCCAAATCATCAAGCGATACATCAAGCAAGTTTGCATCAATACGTTCAGCAATCTTTTCTTCTGCCATCTCCATAGTGATATAGAGAACGTTCTTGCCAATGTTTAGATTTGCACCTGCACAGTGACACATGAACAAAGACTTACCAACACCTGTACCCGCAAGTGCAATATTCAAAGTCTTGTTAGGCAAACCACCTTTGGTAATATCATTCATCAACTGCAAATCAAATGGTATCTTTTCTTCTACACGGTGATAGAAGTCAAAACGTTCATCTGACTGAGCAAGAAAATCGTGACCAATGTGACTGTCAAAAGAAACACCCAAAGCATCAGACAGAATTTTAGGAATAGTACCCTTTTCTTGATTTTGATTATTGCCATCAAGAATTTGGATACTCTCCATTACTGCATTGTAAACCGCTTTTTCTTGGCACCAGTCTTCGGTTTTTTCGAGGAGCCATTCGATATTTTCTTTTGTGTCTTCTGTTTGGAGACAGGTTTTGATACTTGCGATTGCACCATCGTATTCTGCTTCTGAAAGATTTTTCTCACCCAAGGCAATGACCACAGCCTCTTTCGAAGGTAGCGCATTGTACTTCCCAATATAATCATTAACCTCACGATAAACGACCTTCTCAGTATTTTGATGAAAGTAGTCTTCCGAGATGAATGGGATGACTTTTCTTGCATAGTCTTCATCAATGAATAGATGCTTTAGTATTTGTTGTTCCATGCTCATCGGGGTTCTTAATCTCCAGTTCTTTTTCAAAAATATCTACTAGTATGTCACCTAACATATTTTCGAACTCATAATACTTTTCATCATCGACACTATCATCAATGTTGTCAAGGTGTGATGGTAAGTCTATAATATCATAATCAAACGCCAATGTCAAGGGTGCATTTTCGTCTGCGTCTTCACCTTCTTCTTCAGTGAAACCGACTTTACCAAAACGAAATACTACGTCAGTCCAATCACCCTTAATAATTCTAATGTGCATTTCGTCACCCTCAGGTCCATAAACGAAATCATATAACCCTTCAGTGTCAACGACCCCATCATCATACTTCCTCATTTTCGATTACCTCATCAAGTTCTGCCATCTCATCATCAAGTTCTTCTTCAGAAGGTTTACCATACAAGAATGTCTTGCCAACGTGCGCTTCTAACTGTTGTAAGATTTCTTCAGTAAAATACTTCTCTGGGTTTTGATTGATAGATTTACCAAACTGCTTTGAACCGTCAGGCAGTTCATAACGTGTCGATACTTTCTTAAAGATACCTGCTTCTTCAGCAAGTTCAAGTAGACCATAATAGCGGTTTAGACCTTCATCATATGTCAGTAGAACTTCAACAAGTTTGTTTTCTTTAGTCAAACGTGACTTGTGGTTTGCAACTTTAATGATGTTACCCACAATCTCATTACCATCTTTCTCTTTCTTCTTTGACAAGAACAAGATATTTGATGCCGCATACTTCAGACCAGACCCGCCAGACATTTCTTTCATTGGAACATACGAACCAATAACTGCATATGTGTGATTAGTAATCAGCATTGGTACTTTTGCACGACCAAGTTTCAATGTGAGTGTACGGAAGATACCACGAATTTTTGGTGCCCGTGTCATGTCACGCTTGTCTGAACCACTTTCTGTATCAGTCATCTCTTTGACTGTTGAAAGCATACCAAGACTATCAAGCACAATCAAAATAGGTTGACGGTCTTTCTCATGTTGCTCAAGGTACTTATCAAGTGTCTTCACTGCTTGAGTACCAAACTCTTCGATAGTTGCTACGGGTACCATTGCGATACGCTTTGTATCAATACCACGTTCACTAATCATACTCTTGGTCAAAGCACTTTCGGATTCAAAATAAATCACACCACCATCTGGGTGGTCATTCAGAAATTGCTGTACTGCGCCTAAGACGAAGAAGGTTTTCCCTGTGGCACTTTCCCCTGCAAATGCCGTAATTTTATTGTTAGGAATACCGCCAAAGAGGCTACCCGATACAAGAGCATTTAGTACATAACTGCCCGTATCAATATAACCGTCAACGTCACCTGCAACAATACCATCTTCTACGATACCTGCAAATTCATTACCAATAGTCTTACCAAGACCAGATAGAAAATCACTCATATATTATACTCCATTGTTTAGATTAATGATTAATATACTTGACAGTATACACCTAAATGCATCTAATGTCAAGTATTATTTTCACTATTTTTGGGTTTCTTTTTCTTCTTCTCACCGAAGATTTTATCCCAATTGTCTGCAAACTTTTTAGGGTCTGTAGGTCTAGGTTTAGAACCTTTACCGCCGTGCCATTGTTCGCTCACCACTTACCACGCCATTTGACTTTCTTAAATGGTTTTGAGATTACATCGCCTGCTTTCTTGCCTGCGTCTACAGCCTTATCTGCAACTTTTTCTGTAGTCTTTGCTACTTCATTTGCACCTTTTTCAACTGCTTTCTGTGCTGGCTTTGTATCTACTGAAACACTTGCATCAACATCAACACCTGCCAATAATGCGACTTTGCCATCAACACCGACTGTTGCAACGCCATCATCCATAGTAGCACCGCCACTTACTTCAGCACCAACTTGTGCGCCAACGCTAACACCAGCACCTGCTTGTGCGCCATTACCACTATCGTCATAAGCACCAGTAGATGCACCTGCACCAACACTAGCACCTGCGATTGCGCCAGCATGTGCTTCTGCACCATCTTTACCGACTGTCGCTTCTGCGCCTGCGTATGCGTGTGTCTCTGCACCAGCATGTGCTTCTGTAGTAGAAGTTACGTCACCGACTTGTGAAGTATTAGATGCACCTGCTTCTACACTCGCACCTGCTTCAACGCTTGCGGATGCTGAGGCATTGCCATCTGTTACACCAGCAGATGCGCCTGCGTCTACATGGGTTTCTGCGCCAACGTGTGCTTCTTGTTCACCAACAACATTAGTTGTAGATGTATCTTCGCCTGCATGTGCTTCAACACCTGCGCTTGCACCTACACTTGTTTTGGTTTGTTCTGTTTCTGCGGTTGCACTTGCACCTGCTTGTTTATTCCCAACTGATTTTTTCTTCTTTGCCATTCTATTTCTCCATTTCTCTAATTGCATTATTTACTTGGTCACTTGTCACTACACCTTCACGCAACAACTTCTGTCTATTTGCTTCATGCTTTAGTGCGATTTCGTCTTTGCTTCCACCGAAGTATGCTACTGCATGACCTTCTTCGATTAGAATATCTGTTACTCTTTTATCTTCAATTTCAAAGTCACCTAGAATACGACCAAACTTACCTTTTGCATCATACTCTTCAACGACTAAAATCTGCATTGAACTGAGAGGAAGTAAATCTTTAAGTTTTTGTTTAGAGGCAAGTCCGAAGAGTTTTTCAACTTTATCTCTTGTTCGGGATTCGGGAGTGTCAATTCCCATAATTCGCACTCTCTCTTTATGTAGCCACACGCCGAAACCAAGGTCAATATCGACATCGACAGTATCACCATCAATAACCTTTTTAATCTTAACGTTGTATTTGTATTCCATCTCACTGCTCCTTTTTTGCTCTCAATTCTGGGAAGGGTCTATCATCTCTAATAGTGTCATCTCTAAAAACAACTCCCTCTGGTTCAGTCTCTACAAAGTTGAATTCAGCAGTTTCTTTATCATACTTAACTTCAACATCTGCACCTTTAATTATTTTTTCTTTTTCGACTTCGACTTTTTCCACCTTAGTCTCAACTGGTACGTCATCATCACTATTGATAGGTAAATCGTGTACAGGTTCATCTGGTGTACTTTCTTTTCTCTGATACCCATGATTGGACGCAATTAGCAATAATACTGCTAGTGGGTCAAACACAAATATCAACATTAAAATTACTACTCTGACTGCATCATCAAGTTTGCTTTCAGCATCATCATATATCAATTCTGAGATATATCTGATAGGACCAAATTCTGCTTCAAGTTTTCTAAAGTCTGTTTCTAAATCAAACTTATCTGAATTCAATGTTAGTATTTGCGCTTCTATTTGTGAAATCTGTTCAGTGTCTACAACGACTTTTCCAATTTCAGTCTGCAACCGTCTGTTCGCTTCCGTAAGCGTACTAACTTCAGAAAGTTGCATGTCACGCAATTCTTCAATTCTATTCCTGGCTTCCGACACAATTCGTTGGGATGCTTCTTTCTCCGATAACCTGAATGCCTCAACCCGTCTGCCAGTACCACTCCCAAAGTTCCCATCTACTCTTGCTCCTACTAATGCTTGAAGTTTTCTAATATCATTCTCTGCAATATACTTATCAAGTAAAATTAGATTGCTGGTTGCATCAGTAATGTATGCATTTTGCTCATCAATTAACTCAGCATATCGCAAATTGATTTCTTCAATTTGTTTCGTATTTTTTACAAGTTGAGCGTTTTGTTGCTCATTGTTTACATTTGCTTGTGCTTTAAGTTCTTCAATACGAGTTTGACTACTCGTAATCTGTTCATCTAGTCTTTCAATAACAGCAACAGATTGTTCTGCTTTTGCTGTCTGTTCGATATGTGCTTTACTTAGAAAACCAAAAATACCCATACTGGTAATCAGCATGAGTACAACAACCGCAGTTGTCAGATATGTCTTCATCAGAAAGTGAACATCTTTCCAATTTCGATATAACCATGTAGCAGTTACAAGTTTAGCAACCTCTAACACTGAACCCATCACTGCAACAGGTATTACACTCGCCGCAAAGATTGTGATGAGACCAATGATGGAGTAATATGCCGCAACAACTGAAATAGCAATTGCGGTAACAAATACTAAGGCTGACATAACTATGCTCTTGTTATCGCAAGCAGTTTATCAATTTGCGCTTGGATTGCGGGACCTCTATCTTCCCACTTGATGTATTCTTTATCTGCGGTTTTCAACAGTTTAACTAAAAGAGGCATAATCAGTTTTTCAACGTCATTAAGTTTCTCTTTTACATCTGCTTCTACTTCAGATTTTCTCTGTTCAATCTCAGTAGATTGACCTGCAATTGCGTCAAGCAACATATCAATTTTACCTTCGAGGCTTTTGACACCTTCGCTGGTATTTGATACTGCTTCTGCAACAGCATTTGCGGTTTCTGCATCCGCTTCAACTCTCTTAACTTCACTCTCATCTACTGCGCTGAAACCGAAATCAATTGAATTATCTAAATATTCTTGAGGTATATTTTTCATTACCAGAAGTCCTCCAATGATAGACCTGGTCTCTCAGAATGCCAACCGATTGCTGTTAGAATGGTCTGTAGAGGTTCGACATATGCTTTGCTGAATTGCAAGTCATAATCAACATACTTGTGTAGACCAAGTTCTTTAGGCAATGAAGAAGGAAAAGAGACCACGTTCTGCAATGAAGGATTTGGTTCTTTCATATAGCAGAATTTAATCTTCTCGCCTTCTTGTACGACTGGGTATCTGTTCGCCAGTTTGTTTTGTTTTAACATATGATTATATGAAAGTGCGCCTCTTACATGAATAGGCGTACCCTTTATAAAAATACTTACACTACTCTTGTATTTAGTCAACCCGTTAACCCCACGAGGAAATGCAACATCTTCAGGACCAAGTGTCTTGAATTCTTCTTTAAATGCCGCAATAAAGTCTTGTACATCATGCTCAGTACCCTGCATGATGATTTTAAGAACCTCTTTAATCTTGTCTCTACATACAGATGGTGTTGAAGATTTTACTGCTTCAATGCCCATGATTTTGAGTTTGGGTTCAGAATAACGAACACCTTCCATGTCATACACGTTTAGAATATAACGCTTCTTTGCAGTCCAGATACCCTTATCGGCAATCGCTTCTCTTGCCATCTGCATCTTTTGGTCAAACGCATTTACATAAGTAGCAAGACTTTGATAACTGCCGTCAATAAACGGTTCAATCTTATTCGTAGCCACCTTATCAAGGAAGGCGATGATTTTCGCAGTGTCACTTGTGTCTTTAAAGACTTTACTAACCAGCCTGTCAAAACAGATGTATACAGAATCGGTATCTGACGCAACCACATAATCTTCATCAATTGTCTCCAGTAATTTGTTCATATATTTGTTAATTGATTTTTCAATCCAACGAATACTAACTTGACCTGACAGAGTAATTGCTTCTGCCATTCTCAAATCATAGTGTCGAAAGTATTGATTGCCAATCGCACCATAAGCAGAGTTTAACTGAATTTTCTTCGCCATCTGAGTATTGTTATATGTCGAAATTTTGTATTCAAGTTCTCTGCGTTTGTCTTTATTGGTTTCAGACTGCAATTGGTTTTGCGCTTCAATCATCATCTTCTTGTAACGCTTACGGTCATCGTACATTTTCTGCATCATTGCAGGCAAGAAACCTTGTTCATCAGTACGGAACATAGCACCGTTTGCACAGATAGTCTTACCTTTTAAGTGAGACAAATCTGCTTCTTGGTTCAATATCATATCGACATTCACATCCATTCGTTCATCCTGAATGAGTGTTTCTGGCGAGATATTGTATTGCATAATCAAGTGTGGATATAGTGAATTCAAGTCAAAACTCATCATCCACTTATGCTGACCTACTTGTGGGTCTTTCACATATGCACCAGCATACTTTTCGTTCTTTGAAACCTGTTTCTTGTCAGGCAGAACAATATGCATGTCTCGCAAGTGATTGAAGATTAGAGTATCCCACATGCGAACCTGAGAGAACACATCATTGATATTAACCTTAGCGTCATACGCAAGACCAATTACCATGTCAATCAGTTTCATCTTTTCTTCAAGTTTATCGACAAGTTCAACGTCTTTGATGTTATATTCGATATACTTTTGAAAGTCTGTTTTGTATAGTTGGTGAAGTGTTTCAACCTCAGAGTAATCAAGTTTACGTTCACCCAATTCAACATGGGCGATATAATCAAGTCGATAACTCTCTTGGTTTGTGTATGTAAACTTCTTATACAGTTCGATATAATCAAGTACAGAGATACCAGGCAAGTCATAGGTATACAGAGTACGACCCATTAGAGTTACTTTACGTTCACCAACAATGCGCCAAGGCGAAAGACGTTTAGCATCTTTCTCACCCATGACTTTACAGATACGATTGTACAGATAAGGAATATCAAAGAACTGAACATTCCAACCAGTCAGAATATCTGGCGCAACTGCTTCCCACAAATCAAGAAACAAACGACACATTTCATATTCGTCATTGCATTTGGTGTATTCAACATTATCATATGCACTTGGGTCAAAGTCACCACAACCAAGAACGTGATACTTACCTTTTGCTTTGAATGTGATTGCAGTCAGTTGTTCTTCTGCTTTGTCTGGGTCTGGGAAACCGTTCTCAGAACCAACCTCAATATCAATGTTTGCAATAACAAGACGAGATTTATCATATTCAATTGTACCACGATATTCATCAGAGATATAACAATATGTGTAGTTCTGATACCCGTAGATATCGAAACCCTCTACATCTTTATATTGCTTAACCCAGTCACGGGTATCTCTAATACCACCAGGTTGAATAGGTGCGACATACTTGCCATCAAGTGTCGTATGTTTGGTGGGTTTCTTTGAAGGTATGAACAGCGTTGGTCGATATGGCAAGCGATATGATTTACGCTCACCTCTATCGTATTCTCTCACAAGAAGATTGTCGCCTACTACCTGTACGTTAGTATAAAATCTCATTATTTATAATTCTCACAGTCTTATTTCGAAGTGTTTCATCTACCTGCACTTGGCATGATAAGCGACTATTATACTCCACATTGTCTGCAATGTCAAGGGTAAACCTCTCATCATCTGATGGTTCTTCGATTTGGGGATGTACTTTAACGTGACATGTACCACAGATATTCTCGCCACCACAGTCACCAACGATGCCGAGAGCAAGCATAAGGTTAGTCCCTATGCTTGCCTCTGTTTTTATAGTTTCACCATGTTTAATAATATAGAAAGGAATCATATCATACAATAAGTTCTTGCTTTGGTGGAGTAATAATACCACTACCAAAGTTAGTGTTGTATTCTGCCAGAAGTTCTTCTACAGGTTCACCTTTAAATACGATATTCTCATTTCGAATAGATACACCATCACCTTCTTGTGTACCCTTAACATATGGCATCCAAGGCATGATTGCAATTCCACCTTTACCGTTCGGAAGCAAACATGCAATCTTACTATAGACACCTTCTTTTACTTGTTTCGCAACAAGTTCTTCACCTGTAGTCAGGCGTAGTAATACAACTCTATCACTCATAATATTTCCTTAATCAAATAGTTTATCAAATGTAGCAGGACCAGCAATACCATCTGCGGTTAGACCGTTTTGTGACTGCCACTTTTTAAGTATTGCTTCGGTTCCTGGACCAAAAATACCATCAGCACTAACACCTAGTGCTTCTTGCATCAGTTTCACACCGTCACCTTTAGCGCCTTTGCGTAGTACGCCGATATCATCTAGGATGTCCTGAATGTCATCATCGTCTGCCGCCAAGTCTTCTGCGTCCATACCTAGCACTTTCAATGCATTAGTATAACGCTTCTTGCGGTCGTCTAGTCCAATCGAACCGCCGTTAATTTTCTTTGTCATGCGTTTAACGTCATCGCCATCTGCAATATCGTTTAGATTGTTTGCATCCCAAAACCAACATGCACTTTCAATAGCACCTGCTGGAGTTGCAACATATTCTGCCGCTTCTTCTGCACTCATACCTACAGACTTACCAAAACGTGTATAGTTATCCC